CCGCTGGCGTCAGCCAATGGTCACTCATGCAAAACGCAGTTGACGGTTCAAACCGCCCGCTCTTCTCTGCAGGCCAGCCACAAAACTCTGCCGGTTCAGCTGAAGCAACCACCCTGTTCGGCAACGTGCTCGGTGTGCCTTTGTACGTCTCAGCCAACATGGTTTCTACCACCATTGACGAATCAGCATTCTTGATTGTTCCATCAGCAATCGAAATCTTTGAGTCATCAGAACTGATGTTGTCGGTCAATGTTCCGGCATCTGGCGAAATCACAGCAATGATCTACGGCTACTTCTGCCCAATCGTGACGATTGCTGGCGGCCTTCGCCGTTTCAACCTGACCTGATCCATCTAGCAAACGAAGGGAAGCAAAATGGCCGCGTTTACTCTCACGCACACGCAACGTCTTGACAACGTGGCCATTTTGCAAACCCTTGAATCAACCGACATTGCTATAGGGCAGACCGTTGTTGTCAGTAGTAACGCCAGCTACGCGGGCACCTACATTGTTCAAGACGTACCGGCTTATCTGTTCATCGGCGTTGACCAATACGGTGACTACCTTTTTGATTACGACGAGATCATTCCTAACCAGCTGCTTGTTTTACAGTCAGGCACCGATGCCGCGCGCGCAACCGCTACTGGCACAGTCACCTGGACACAGACATGCACCTGGGTCACAAACCAAAATGTGCTGGATTGGCTCGGAATAGCCACAGCGAGCGCAAACGACACAACCTTTGTTACGGCCTGCACGGCTGCCAGTAACAGTTGGGGATTTCGAAAGCGGGTCGAGGCGGGATACCACGATTCGCTTTCTACTTCCCCCACATCAGCCGCAACCCTTGCTCTGACAATGTATGCCGGAAGCCTGTACAGACAGCGCGGTAGCGTTGACTCTTTTGCTTCATTTGAATCAATGGGTCAAACCGCGCCGACTGCTTCAATGGGCGAAATTATGCGCCTGTTGGGCATCAACAGGTCACAGGTCGCATGAGTGCCACAGGCGTATTTGCAGAGGCACAGGCGGCCCTAGCGACCCGCTTAACGGCACTAGGGATTGTGAACACAGCCGACCCACGTAACGCGCGCCCAATGTCGGTTCTTATTGAGCCGCCAACGTTTACAGCGTTCACATACAACGTCCTCAAATTGACGTTCACTCTTCGCGTCTTGGCAGCCCCCCCAGGTAACCAGGACGCGATTGATTACCTCTACACCACCATTGACACGATCATCGATACCACCACCATTGATGTACTTGACGGGCGACCTTCAATGACAACTATTGGTGGGCAAGACATTCCCTCATATGACCTAACCGTTGCAGTAGCAACACAGAAAAACTAGGAGAACCAACATGGCAACAACAACTTTCCTCGGAAACGCATCAGTAAGCATTTCTGTAGGCGCAACCCCGACGGTATATGACCTCAGCGATAATTGCAGCAAGTGCGAAGTATCGGTCGGCTACGACTATTTAGAATCAACCGCCTTTGGAGATACTGGCCACCAGGCAGTTCAAGGCTTACAGACCGCAACAGTCAACTTGGATCTTTTCCTCAGCTACGGCGTCGGCGAAGTTGAAACCATGATGGCCGCCATCCAAACCGCTGGCAACTGCACAATTACCGTCAAGCCTTCAACAGCCGCCGTCTCAGCAAGCGTGCCTTCTTACGTAATTACGAAAGCCACACTCGACAGCAACATGCCGATCTTCTCAACCGTTGGAGAATTGGCTGTAGTTTCGCTGTCGTTCACTAACGGCACCTGGGTTCGCTCAATCGCTTAACCATTCTTCTTTACCGTGCAAAGGAAAAAATGCAATTATCAATCAAAGTCAACATAGGAGAAGAAGATTTTGTTGTTACAACAAACCTTTTTCACATTGTCCTACTTGAACGCAAATTCAAAACAAAAGCATCAGAACTCGGGGCGGGCGTCTCAATAGAGCAGCTCGGATTCCTAGCCCATGAAGCAGCAAAAACAGGCGGGTTCACTACCCCACTACAACTAGACGACTTCTTGAAGAAGTTAGTCACGCTAGAAGTTTTGGAGAGCGCGCCAACAAACCCCACCAACGGGGATCAGTAAGCCGAACTCTCGCCGAACTGCTTGTCGAGACCGGCTACTGGCCCCCATTTGATTTCACACTCCAAGACCTGAACACCGTCATCGATGTTCTCAATAAACAGAGAAAGGCCCAATAATGCCGGCGCAAACAAGAACCGAAATTGTTGGTCTGAAAGACACTCTGAAAACTTTGAACAAACTTGATCCAGCATTACGACGGTCACTCACTAAAGAGTACAAAAGCATTGTTGCCCCTGTTGTTAATGAAGCAAAAGCAAACATTCCAGACATGCCCCTATCAGGGTGGCAACGCTCATGGACTACCAAAAGCGGTTTCAAAATGTTGCCGTGGGATCCAAACAAAGCAGCCAAACAAGTCAAGGCTGGCGTCTCTGGCAAAAAAGTCAAAGTCTTTCAGGGCCGCACAAGCAACCTTGCTGTTTTCTTCATTCGATGGTCGGGCATGGTTGACACCGTTTTTGACATATCCAGCAGAGGCGCAATGGGTCGCAACCTTGGTTCCAAATGGGGTCGCCCGTCGCGCGTTATGTGGCCCGCCTACGAAAAACACAAACATGAAGTTGAATCAAACGTTGAAGGTCTAGCCCTTGAAGCCATGAGAACCGTTGACCGACTAACGAGAGCGAAGTAGCGCATGGCTATAACCATTCCGATCATCACCGAATTCAACGGCGGCGGCATAGATAAAGCCGTTAAGCAATTTAAGCAGCTTGAAACAACAGGCCAAAAAGCTTCTTTTCTATTTCAAAAGGCTGCTGTGCCTGCAGCTGGCGCGGCCACCGCATTGGCTTCAGGTCTGGTCATGGCCGCCAAGGCTGCTATTGAAGATGAACAGAGCAGCAAACTTCTAGAAACACAACTACGCGCAACGCTTGGGCCTAACCAGGCATTGGTTGACAGCATCGCCAACTTTGTTGACCAAACTTCTTTAGCCACAGGCGTTGCTGATGATCAGTTAAGGCCAGCCCTAGCAGGTTTAGTGCGTTACACCAAGGACGCCAGCAAAGCACAAGACCTACTGTCTTTAAGCCTTGACGCATCAATAGCCACAGGCAAAGACCTGACCTCAGTTAGCACCGCCATTGGCAAGGCTTACTCAGGCAACTTCACCGCATTAAAAAAACTTGGCGTGCCACTTGACGAAAACATCATAAAAACCAAAGACTTCAAAGCTGCACAAGAAGCATTGACCGCACAATTTGGCGGCGCTGCAGCCGCTAACGCCAACACATACGCTGGGCGCCTACAAATAATGCAAGTACGTTTTAACGAGTTAGTCGAATCCATTGGTTACAAAGTGCTACCAAAACTTGGGCAACTACTTGATTACTTCGACAAGCTCATAAAAATTAGTGACGAGCGCGGTTTAGGCGGCGTAATCAGCGAACTTGGCAACAAACTTAAACGGTTTATTGACCCAGCCACAGCCCTAAGCGACGTACTCAAAAAGAATACAAGCGACTCTAAAGGCTTCTTAGACAACATGAAGCAAGGCGCGTTTAACGCAGCCAACTTCGCCACCGGACTTGTCAACCTTGGCGGCAAAGTACTCGGAGTCAATATAAATATCGGCAAACTCAAAACCGATACCGACAAACTAAACGAGTCTTTTGCACCGCATACAACAACACCAAAAGCTGGTCAGACGTACTGCTACAACTTGACCAAGACCAAAAACGCGCCAACTATCAGCGAGCCGTCGACATCGAGCAGCAACGCTTAGCGAACCTTGAAATAGCCAAAGGCACCGCCAACGCCAAAAAGGCTACAGAGGCCGCGAAACGCGCTGCAGAGGCCACAGCCAAGCACGCTGAAGCAGTAAGCAAACTCAAAGAGGCTTACGACAATGCGGTGCAAACAGTTAAAGACAAGTTCAGCCCCGCGCTGATGCGCGCCAATGACCAACTAACAAAGGCCACAGACAACTACAACACTTTCTACAACGCAACCGCTGACGTAGTGCGCGGCATATTTAACGTTGGTGACGCCTGGACTACAGCAGCCGACAGCGAAGGCGCCAAAACATTTTTTGGAGTACTCGACGACCAAGCCGCAAAAGCAGGAGAACTTGCCAGCGGCATTGAAGGTTTAATAGCAGCAGGGTTAGATGACCCAGCGCTCTTGCAATCAATCCTCGCCTCTGGTGCAGACGTAGGACTCGAAATCATCAAAGGCTTACTTGCCGGCGGCAAAGCATCCATTGATCGGTTAGTCGGTATCTCGGCAACTATCAACGCAGCTGCTGATCGCATAGCCAAACTGACGGCAGATAAATGGTACAAATCAGGTGTTGATCAAGCCGCCAAAATTGTTGAAGGTGTCAACAGCATCATTGACAACACTACATTTTTGCTCAAGTTCGCTGTAGATCCAGCCAGCGTTGCCGCTATCGGCGCACAATTTGACACAAACATCGGCACAGTCATGGGTGGCGGCAGCCCGTCTCTTACCGATCCATTCGGCCCGATCTTAGGCAGCATCAACACCAGCACGAACGCCGATATGTCACGCTATGGCAGCCGCGTAAGTACTAGCAACGTAACCATAAACGTCAACGGCGGCGACCCGAATGCAGTAGTAAGCGCACTACGCAGCTACATGCGCACAAATGGCAGCGTGCCCATCAAAGTAAGTAACGCGTACTAATGGCTGCACCAAGTTTTAACGTCTACGTGGCTAACGCTAACGACAGCGGGGAAATTACTCTAAGCAACGTACAAAGCATCAGTTTTAAGACTGGCCGCGAACGACAACTAGACCAGTATTCAAGCTGCAGCGGCACCATTGTTGTACGCCAGCCAACAGCGCAAAGTTCTATTATCGTGCCCGGCGCTATTGTGCGTTGCACATGGGAAAACGGTGCCAGCGACGTACAACAATTCCGCGTTTTTGTTTCTAACATACAAATGCAATATGGCATACCGTATGCCGGCGGGGTCGCTAACGCCGACTTTTTAATAATTAGCCTTGAAGGTTATTTAGCAAAATGCGGTAGAACTAGCGGGGAAAATTACGCAATGGCTGCAGGCACTTTGAATGCCCAAAAGGATGCGGCAGGAACGGCAAGCGGTTTAACTATTGCCTATTCAAGCTTGCCCGCAACAGGCCCGTTAATGGGTTCTACGACTGTTAGCGGTACTTGGGCCGACTGGGTGAACTACGTATGTCTTACAACTAATGGGCGAATGCAAGAAGATTACTCGGCCGTCTATTTATTTTCCCCGTTTGACCCCCGAGTGTCTACAGTCAACTTCAGCGACACGACAAACAACGCCACTAACCACGTTTACGACAAAATAGAGTTTGGCAGTTACGCCGACAACTATTACACGCAAACCATTGTTGACCCAGAGTCTTTCGCAGCTCAGACCGTCCAAACGGGCTCGCGGCCTTACCGCACATATTCAGTTAATACGGTGAACGCTTCAGCATCACAAGCACTCGACTACGCAAACTATTTACTAAACAACTTTAAGACACCAAATGTCGCGCCTACTTCTATTTCATGGCTGGCTAATGCACAAAACAATTATGCCGGCGCGGCTGGTTTTGGCGTGGGGACACAAGTAAACGTGACTTTTCGCGGCACTACGTACACGATGATTATTGAAGGAACAGCTTTTAACGCGGTACCGGGTGAGGCTCGATATACCTATTACGTTTCGGCCGCAGACCTTAACGCTTATCTAATCCTTGAC